TACATTACTAGCTCTAGTGTTTACTAGATCATGTGTATCAGTATTGGCTTTGTTTACAGCGATATTAGAATCAATAATGCTATCTGCTAGTTCTTTTAAAGGTTGCTTATCATATAACCAATATGGACAAGCTCTAATCATTATGCTTGTACAACTACAGCGTTACCGTTAGCCGTAAGTTTAGCATTTGTTACGCTATTGTTTGTCGTCTGCGAACCATCTGTAGTTTGCGGTGCTTTTCCAGTAGCACTTGCCATCATATTTTGAGCTTTTGTTACTGAGTCAGCAATAAAATCAAATTTAAGTAACTGAGCTTTAGCAACATCGGTACCAAAGCTAAGAGCATCACTGATAGATTCACTGATAAAGCCAGTTGCTTTTGTTTGGGCACTTACTACCGAAGCGTTGCTTACGGCTTTTTTAATTGTGTCTTCAATGTCAGGTTGCGGAACTTCAACTTCTGGTAGATTAGATCTTTTAAGAGCAGACTGTGTCGCGGCCTGTTCAAAAGCAATTTTTTCACCATTCTGAGCAATCATTACAGATGCCGCCGCAGATAGTGTTGCTAGGTTAGCTGAAATATTTCCAGTTAAATCATCATGCTGTGCTGTTAATGAAGCATTAATAGCAGTTAAGTTATCAGCCGCTTGGGCCATATGTCCTGCGGTGTCATATTGTGCTAATGCTAGAGTATCTAATGAATAAGCAACTGTGCCTGGTACTGAGCTTGTGCCTACACCAAAAGCGGCTAAAAAATTAGTGTTGGCGGCGGTCAATTCGACATTGGTTTTGACAAGTTCTAATCTAAGATTGTCAATCGCAGTGGCGATGGCGACGAATTCGTCTGAGTAATTTATGCCAGTTAGTGTGCCACTTGTCTGGCCGGTTAGTGTACCTATTGTATAAGGTGAGCTCATGTATTAATCTCCTACTTTGTTACCATAGTAAGTCCGGTTGTTTGTTCTAGATATTGCTTACTAATACCATCTTCTGTTTTATGAACCAACATTGTTGTATTCTTATTTATTTGAATTTTTTGGTCCGGTGCTATACTTAGAACCCACGGCATCATGCCTAGGCCGCCACCTTGTCCAGGAACAAGAGCAAATGGTTTTGTAACAGTTAAACGATCATCTGACTCGTCAACCAATTTAGCGATTATTTCTTCTCCGCTGGTAACTTTGATTGATACAATGTCGCCTTCTTTGTATGGTGTTGTTATTAACATATATTATCCTAGTGAATGTCCAGTACCGTTGTAACCTGTGTCATCAAGATACTTCATAAAAGTTTCATATCCACCTACTGCTTGGCTGTTAACTTTAATCTGTGGAAATGTTTTAGCACCCGGAAACTGTTCAAAAACTTCTTCACGTTCGAAGTCTTTTCCAAGTTCTTTATAAGTGTATTTGAAACCTCTGTTTTCGCACACTGCTTTTGCTTTTTGACATGATGGGCAAAAAGGCTTGCCCCAAATTTCTATACTCATAGTTTAAATCCTTTAAATGTGTCCTCGGAGATATCTTGCTTCACTCCACCAATTAAGTAAGATTCAACTTCTGTTTCTTGTGGAGCAACTTGAAGTCCAGCACTAGATAACCAATGCTGTGTCCAAGGTAGTGGGTTAGTGTTTAGTGGACGATCATAAATTGTTTTCATACCAAGAGCTTTAAGTCTTTTGTTGGCAATAAACTCAACATACGCATGAAGTAGGTTAGTGTTAAGACCAATCATTGATCCGTCTTTGAACAAGTAGTCTGCCCAACGCTTTTCTTCTTCTACACACTCACGCCACATATCATACATTTCTTCTTCACACTCTTTAGCAATCTTGACAAAGTCTGGATCATCGTTACCTTTAGCCCAATGCTTAAGAATGTGTGTTGACAAATTCAAGTGTGTTGCTTCATCTCGAGCAATTAGTGAAATAATCTTAGCAGATCCTTCCATTAGTTTAAGTTCACCGAACGCAAACGTACAAGCAAACGAAACATAAAAGCGTAAGCCTTCAAGAATATTTACAGTCATCATTGCTTTGTACAATGCTTTTTTCACATCGTAAATTGTGCCTTTACCCTTGTGAAAATGTGCGTCAGCAATTTCGTTAAACGCATCGTAATTTTTAGTTACACTTACAGCACGTTCAATAATTTTTTCATCATCTAGGATAGTATCAAATACTTCTGCCGGATCTGGATATACATTTTTTACAATGTGTGTATATGAACGACTGTGAATAGTTTCAAAAAAGTCCCAGGCCACAATACAACTTTCTAGCTCTGGATTAGAACAGTAAGGCAAAAAGCTCAAACAAGGTCCGCGACCTTGTACACTATCCAACAGTGTTTGATATTTTAGATTACTTGTGAAAATATGTTTTTGTTCTGGACGAAAGTCTGCGTAATCGCCTCTGTCCTTTTGTAGACTAACTTCTTCTGGACGCCAGAAATAACTTAACATTGTTTGATTAAGTTTATCATACTCTGGATATTTGAAAACGTCATATCTCTGTGTGTTTTGATCCGCTCCAGAGAACATATACTCTTTAGTGAAATCTACCTTATCTCTGTTGAATACTGTTTTACTCATTCGCTTATTTTTACCTTCTTTCTTGCTCATAAATCCTTAAATGGCACAAGCATCACAATGCTCGTCATCTTGTGTTTCAGTGTTTGGTGAATGTCCATTGACACCATTCACATGGCCATTCATACCATTTAGTTTAACATCTTCTTGTGCTGTGTCAACTGCCTTATCTTCCAAATCATCTTCAGCACCCTTAAAGTCGTATGTGTTTTGATAGTAACTTGTTTTCCAACCCATCTTGTAAGTTGTCAACATGTCCTTCATCATAACACTCATAGGTACTTCATTGTTTTCGTACTGTAGAGGATTGTATGACCAGTTACCACTAATGGCTTGATCAAAGAACTTTTGCATTACAGCCACAATATTAATGTAACCTTCGTTGCTTTCCATATCCCATAATAGGGTATAGAAGTTCTTTAGTTGCTGATAGCCTGGAACAATCTGTTTAAGAGGCCCTTTCTTTGACTTCTTAACGGACAAGTATCCTCTAGGTGGCTCAATTCCGTTTGTTGCGTTTGACACAACGGAACTACTCTCCGATGGCATCTGTGCGGACAATGTGCTGTGGCGTAAGCCGTGTTCTTTAATAGATTTTCTAAGACCAGTCCAATCATGATTTAATTTTTTACCAACTATACTATCAACATCTTCCTTGTATGTATCAATTGGAAGAATGCCGTCACTGTACTTAGTACGATTAAAGTATTCACAAGCACCACGTTCTTGAGCAAGTGTATTACTTGCCTTAAGTAGATAGTATTGGAAACTTTCAGTTAGGTCGTGGACAAGTTTCCAAGCCTCTTTATCGCTGTACTTCACATGATGTTTAGCTAGGTAATGAGCTAGACCTATGTAGCCAATACCTAATGAGCGTCGAGCTTTGGTAGATTTCTCTGCCGCCTTAACAGGATAACCTTGATACTCAATGATTTCCTCAAGAGCTCTAACGGCTAATTCGCATAGTTCTTCAAGTTCAGCATTTTCCTTATTAAGTGTTAGTCCACCAATATTGATAGCACTTAGGATACAAAGAGCAATTTCACCATCGTCATCATCAATATGCTGTATTGGTTTTGTAGGCAACGTGATTTCTTGACATAGGTTACTCATGTACACAGGATCTTTAAATGAACTGTGTGTATTACAGTGATCAACATTCATAATATAAATGCGACCTGTTTCTGCTCTTTCTTTTAGTAACGCACCAAAGAGTGTCTGTGCGTTAATTTTCTTTTTACGAATAGAAGTTTTTCTTTCTGCCGCTTCATATAGTTCTTTAAACTTATCTTGGTCGGCATAAAATGCTTCGTAAAGTCCAGGAACGTCATGTGGCGAGAAAAGAGTAATTTCTCCACCACTCAATAACCTTTCATACATTAATTTGTTTAATTGAATTGAATAGTCTAGTTTACGCACACGGTTGTCTTCTGTGCCTTTGTTGTTTTTAAGAACTAAAACATCTTCAATTTCATAATGCCATAATGGGAAATGTGTAGTAGCACTGCCGCCACGTACACCATTTTGTGTACAACTTCTTACTGTTGCTTCGTATACTTTTAGAAACGGAATAACACCTGTGTGTGCTACTTCTCCGCCTCTGATTTTTGAATTAATAGCTCGTACTCGTCCCGAGTTGATTCCAATTCCTGCCCTTTGAGCAATGTAATAACCGATTGCGCTATTAGAGCTAAAGATACTAGGAAGAGTATCGTCCACATCAACAAGAACACAACTGGCAAACTGACGAATAGGAGTACGCACTCCTGCCATGACAGGCGTTGGAATGTTGATTTTAAAAAGTGAGGTCGCGTCATAATATTTTTTCACGTAGTTTAAACGTGTCTCCTTTGGGTACTCAGCAAAGAGTGTTGCCGCAATCATCATATACATAAACTGCGGAGTTTCGAACATATCTCCGTTGCTTCTGTCTTGACACAAATACTTATCTACTACTTGACGTAAGCCAGCGTAAGTAAATTCTTCATTACGGTCATGCTTAATATATGTGTTTAGTTTTTTAATTTCTGTTTCAGAATACTTTTCACGGATAGAAGGATCATAAACACCACGTTTAATGTTAAGGTCAATAATTTCGGAAAGAGAAAGGTGATCATATTTACCGTACACTTGTTTATGTAATCCGTAAAGCAACAACCTTGCGGCCGCAAACTGATAATTTGGATTGTCTAAAGAAATCAAATCGTTAGCTGATCTAATAAGAATATTTTGAATTTCGTCTGTGCTCATGCCATCATAAAATTGTAGGTCGGCATTCATTTCAATCTGTGAAGCACTTACTCCCGATAATTCATTACATGCTTCTTCTACTACAAAGTGAATCTTATCAAGATTCAGTTTTTCTTTTCTTCCGTCTCTCTTAGTGATCAGAATCTCTTTAGTTTGGTTCATTTTTCTCTCTTTCCTTAATTGTTCCCCGTCAGTTGAGTATTTAATATCTTAAACAAATAATCGTCTACTTCTGACTGTTAATATTATCCCAAAGCAGTATAGCAGATGGGGGCATGTCGTCTACTGTAGTAACCGCACCGTGATGTAAGTTTAAAACGTGTTCGTTGTTAATTACGCTCATAAATCTAGGATCATCTCCCGGGACTACTGACATATATATTTCACATTTACACTCCTTAAAGCGAGCAGTTAAAGTTAAAGTATAACACATTCCGAGAGTAATAGCAAGAAGATCATAGCGGTTGTTGATTACCAATTTCCAAGGGTCAGGCCATGAATCCTTATAGAAAGGATCTAACACTTTAGAGTTGTATGGAGTTTTTGCCCAGAACTGAGCAACATCATCAAAAGGTGTTTTACTTGTTTCTAATGTGTCGCGGAATTCTCTCCACGTTCTTAGTCTATCTTCAGTTCTTAGATTAAACACCGTAACTAACAAAGTAAGAAATAGTATCTGGTGTTGATCCCGCATCAGGATTTACGTAATCTAATACCATAGTTTCACTTCCTGCTGTTGAGTCGCTCCTGTCTACTAATCTAACACTAAACGATAACGAAGTTACGTTTGAGTCCCCATTGTTAGTTGTAGTATATCTATCGGTGATAGTTGGGTTTTGTAAACTATCGCCGTTTGAAATTGTGATTTCGCCTTGTCTTGAACTGCCGTTTTGGAAATCAACAATATAATTTAAAGTTGTTTTTCTATTCAATGCTGAAAACATTGCTAAAGGTGTTGGTGAAAAGTTTACAAACAAGTTTTGTTTGATTTGATCATTAGTTGTTACCATAGCACCGTTAAGTACTTCAGGATAGTGTACTCTCTGATCTCCTGTAAGAACTTGTGAATAAGCTAGTTTTTGTCTGTCAAAACTATTATCAATTACAACATTGTTTCCGTATTCTCCAAACACAATAATACTTCTTTCTGGATCAGTTACTTGATTAATATCATTACCACAATTTATAATTTTGTTTTTGGTAAACTTAAATCCTTGTCCATAGTCTGCCTGTAAAACTGATCCTACAACTTCTTGGAATGTGTTATGATCAATATTCCAATTACATGATTGTCCAGACACACCATTTACTTCAATGCCATAATACAAATTATGAAATTCACTGTCATTAATTGTTACATCACAACTTAAAGGTTGTGTTTGTGTAAAGTTAAATGCTCTGTAGGCATTTTGAAATCTACAGTCTGTAAATTCTAAGCCACTTAACACAGTACCTGTATTACTTGTGTTGCTCATGAACACCATGGCATCTGTGACAGAAGCTGATGCTACATCGCTATTGGTTGATAATGGTCCTTCGAATGTAACCCTATTAAATTTACTGTCCGCCAATCCACTAATATTAAAATGTCCTGTAGTAAATCTAAATGTCATTCTATCGATAATAATGTTCTTTGGTCTGTCTAGTGATGTCCAGTTGTTTGGAACTGTTCCAGCACTTGATGTTACTGTGATGCTTGAACTGTTTACAAGTATAACTGTTCCTACTTGTGACTCACCTTCTAGCAGAGCAAAACTTGGAATAGTTAAAGTGTTGGCAATTAGATAATGTCCTGTAGGAATGAAAAGTTGTTTGCGGAATTCAGCATTAGAATTTCTAAATAGTTCATCTACAGCATTTTGAAATGCTTGAGTATCATCAGCAATACCGTCACCGATAGCGCCAAAGTCTTTAACATTAACACGATCATCTAGTTTTGCTTGTAGTGTTCTAAAGACGCTTTTTGTAATACTAGCATCGTCTCTAGCAAACTTATAACTTTCAATTAGGTTTAGTAGGTTGTCATGCTCAGTTAGTACCTTGCTGTTTCCTACAGCAGGAGCACCATCTTGTACGCTTCCATTACCTATGTACAATTCTTGCGTGTCAACTGCCCATGCTAGTTCACCACTTGATAATTGCGGAACGCCAGCTTCACCTTGCTTACGTCCTCTACGTACTTGAATCTTTGAGATTTGGACAACTGCCATCTAATTACTCCTGAATATTATAAACTTATTTATCTGGAGCAATGCTATAAGTTATAGTATTCTTCGAGCTTAGAAAGCCACATATCCTCGTATTTGTTCCAATTATCTGGAGTAAGATCGAATTGTTGATATTCACACGCTCTACTACACATAAAGATGTGTCCTTCACGTATTTCAGTACCATATACTTCGTTGTGTGCTAGAGCATACGCCATAAGTTGTAGATAATAATCTTCTACCCACTCTTCTTTTTTAGGTTTATTGGTTTGCTTATAGTCCATTATACTAGGATTTCCTTTATACTCTCCCACAAGGTCTGTAGTACCTGAGTATAATCCTGGATAGTATAGACTCTGTTCCATGCTCCATATTTCATTTACATCTTTAAGAGCATTTTCAATAATGACTGTTGCCATTTTGTTTGCTTGAACGTGTACAGGATTATTGCCTGGTTGTCGTTGCTCACCTACAACAAAGCGTTCTAGA